ATCAAGAAGATGCTTACGTTCATCAACTTGATCGTGATGGATCGACTCTTAGAACTTACAGATTCTATGATGTTTTCCCAACAAATATAAGTCAGGTTGACTTATCTTATGAAACAGTTGACACAATAGAGGAGTTTACGGTAGAATTACAAGTACTATACTTTGAATCAATCAAAGGTGTCGGTGATAATGCTGGAGGAGAGAGCATAAGTTAAAACTGATAAATAGTGCTATAATAAAAGAAAAATAGTTATACAATGGCGAAACTCTTTGGATTCTCAATTGATGATTCGGAAAAAACACCCGATTCAGTGGTCTCACCCGTTCCTCGTAGTAATGAGGACGGGGTTGACTATTTTGTGCAATCTGGATTTTATGGTCAATATGTTGATATAGAAGGTGTATACAGAACTGAATATGATTTAATTAAAAGATATCGTGAAATGGCATTACATCCAGAGTGTGATGGTGCAATCGAAGATGTTGTAAATGAAGGTATAGTCAGTGATTTATATGATTCCCCTGTTGAAATAGAATTATCAAACGTTAATGCAACGGATAAATTAAAAGATAAAATTAGAGAAGAGTTTACTCATATTAAAGAAATGATGGACTTTGATAAAAAGTCACATGAAATTTTTAAAAATTGGTATGTAGATGGACGTTTATATTACATTAAAGTCATTGATACAAAAAGACCACAAGATGGTATTCAAGAGATCAGATATGTTGATCCAATGAAAATGAAATTTGTTCGTCAAGAAAAAGGAACAAAAAATAAAGGTAATTTACCATTAGATCCACTTGCAGGAAATGGAACAAAAAAATCTGAATATCCTGAGATAGATGAATATTATATTTACTCACCTAAACCAAATTATCCTACAACCATGTATTCAACTGCTGCAGGAGCAGGTGGTAAAGGGCAAATTAAAATTGCAAAAGATTCAGTTTGCCATGTGACATCAGGATTATTTGATCGTAATAAAGGAACTTGTTTATCTTACTTACATAAAGCAATCAAGGCACTTAATCAATTAAGAATGATTGAAGATAGTCTTGTGATTTATAGATTATCAAGAGCACCAGAAAGAAGAATATTTTATATTGATGTTGGCAATCTTCCAAAAGTAAAAGCAGAGCAATATCTAAAAGAAGTAATGAGTCGTTATAGAAACAAACTTGTCTATGATGCAAATACTGGAGAAGTTAGAGATGATCGTAAGTTCATGTCGATGATGGAAGATTTTTGGTTGCCTCGTAGAGAAGGTGGAAGAGGAACTGAAATTACAACTTTACCAGGTGGACAAAACTTAGGTGAACTTACAGATATAGAATACTTCCAGAAAAAATTATATCGTGCATTAGGTGTTCCAGAGTCGAGGATTGCAAGTGATGGTGGATTTAATTTAGGTAGATCATCAGAGATATTAAGAGATGAACTAAAGTTTGCAAAATTTGTAGGTAGATTAAGAAAAAGATTTGCTAATTTATTTAATAATTTACTCAAAACACAATTAATATTAAAAAATATAATTACACCAGAAGATTGGGACTCATTAAGTGATCACATTCAATATGATTTCTTATATGATAATCAGTTTGCAGAGTTAAAAGAATCTGAATTAATGAATGAAAGATTGGGTACTCTTGCAACCATAGAACCATATATTGGTAAGTACTTTTCAAATCATTATGTAAGAACAAAAATTCTTCGTCAAACTGATCAAGAAATTGAAGAACAAGATGAATTAATTAAAAAAGAAATCAAGGATGGAATTATACCAGATCCTAGTGCAGTAGACCCAATAACTGGACAACCTTTAGAAGGTAGTGGTCAAGATTTAGGTGCAGTTCCAACAGATGAAGATCCTGATGATGCTGCTTCAAAATTAACTGATGCAGAGTTTCAAAAAGATGTTAAGTCAGCAGAGATATAAATAGTCAAGATATCTTAACATAATATTAAATATGGATGAATTAATTGACATGATTGCAACTGATGCATCAGCTACTGATATATCAGATTCGATCAAAGACACATTGTATGCAAAAGCAGCTGAGAGAATTGATACTCAAAGATCTGATATTGCATCGAAAATTTTTGATCCTACAGTTGCAGATGCAGAAGATAACTCTGCAGAAGAGGAATCATAAATAACACTATCACGTTTGATTATAAAAATGGCAGCTTTTAAGGTCGTACAAAAAATAGCATCTGTTTCTGGAAACGCAACAAGTGCATCAATACCATTGAAGTCAGGTTATCTTAGAGTAACACCAGCTGGTGGTGATGCATTTGTTGAAGTTGGAACCAATCCAACAGCAACAGATGATAGTAGCATATTTGTTCCTGTTGATACTCCAACAGTTTTTAAAGAAAGTGTTGCTTCGGTTCAAACAATATCAGTTACAAATGCATCTGGTGCGATAAAATTTAGTCTTCCAGCTGGAACAGAAGCTCCGTTTAATGTTGGTGATAAAGTTGAAGTCACAGGATGTGCTCCTGCTGGTATTAATACTACTAGTGCAGATGTTACAGCAGTTACTGGACCAAATCCATATGGAGTATCTGGAAATGATTCTACTCAATCTGGAACTGTAACTTTAAATTATGGTGATGCTAATTTATCTGCTACTGATGGAGTAGGTGAAATTAGAAAGGTTGTAAAAGTAGCAGTTCGTGGAACTGGTAAAACACATATCTCAGAAGTTCAAATAGTAGGAGATTTCTAATGAAACTTATTACGGAAGAAGTAGCAAAAGTAAAATTTATTACTGAAGGAAAAGGTAGTAAAAAGAAAATGTTTATTGAGGGTGTATTCCTTCAAGGTGAAATTAAAAATCGTAATGGAAGAATGTATCCAATTAATACTCTTGCAAAAGAGGTTGGTAGATATAATGAAAGTTTCATTAAAAAAGGAAGAGCATTAGGTGAATTGGGTCATCCCGATGGTCCTACTGTAAACCTTGATCGTGTATCTCATAAAATTACATCTCTTGTTCAAGAGGGAAATAATTTTAAAGGAAAGGCACAACTCCTTTCAACACCTATGGGTAAGATTGCACAAAATCTTATTGGTGAAGGTGTAACTCTTGGAGTATCTTCTCGTGGTGTAGGTTCACTTAAAGAAGACCTTCATGGTTGTAAAGTTGTAGGTGAAGATTTCATGTTAGCAACAGCTGCTGATATCGTTGCCGATCCTTCTGCACCTGACGCATTTGTATCAGGAATTATGGAAGGAAAAGAGTGGATTTGGGAAGGTGGAATCCTTCGTGAACAACTCGCAGAAAAAACACAAAAGAGAATCAATACTCTTGTAGATCAGAGAAAATTAGAGGAGCAAAAATTGAATTTATTCAATGAGTTTCTATCAAATCTTTAAGTTCTATAAATAAATACAGATTAAATTTACAAATCTAACTATAAAATGTCCGTTGGTAGCAATTTACAAGAAATGGAAAACGCAGTAACTAAAGGCGCTGCTAAAGCTGAAGCGATGCCAAGTCTTTCTGGGACAACTCCTGGTCAAACTGGTAGCGTGGAAGATTTAGGTGGCCCAACTCCACAAAATTACAAGCCCGATGATGATTCGGCAAAACTAAACACACCTGGCAAAACTTTAAAACAAGTTAAAGATATTGTCAATAAAGGTGCAAAACCAGCTGAACCTACTCCTGCAGGTATGAAGGAAGAGGATCAAGTCGAAGGTGACGTAGTTGCCGAAGACGAGCAGGTTACTGATGAAGTAGTTTCTGAAGAAGAAGCAACAACGGATGAGGTGGTTTCTGAAGAAGAAACATCTGATGAAGATGTAGTAGCTGAAGAAGAAGAGGTAATTGAGTATTCCGTAGAGGATGATATCAATGCTCTTGTCGAAGGTGAAAATCTTTCTGAAGAGTTCAAAGAAAAAGCAGCAACAATATTTGAAGCTGCAATTAATTCCAAAGTACAAGGAATTCAAGAGGAGTTAACTGCTTCTTATGAGGAACAACTCGTAGAGGAAGTTGCTTCAATTAAAGAAGAATTAAAAGATCGTGTAGACTCATACCTTGAGTATGTTGCTGATGAGTGGATCGCAGAAAATCAACTCGCAGTTGAGTCTGGTCTTAAAGAAGAAATGACTGAATCATTCATCTCTGGAATGAAGAGTCTTTTTGAAGAACATTATGTAACAATCCCTGAAGAAAAATATGATGTCATCGAGAGCATGGTAGATAAACTTGATGAAATGGAAGGTAAACTCAACGAGCAAATCGAAAAGAATATTGCTCTTAATAAGAGATTAGCCGAATCGGTTTCCGATGTAGTATTTGCAGAAGTAACTGATGGACTTGCCCAAACACAGAAGGACAAGTTGGCTGGTTTAGTAGAAAATGTTGAGTTTGAAAGTGAAACAGCGTACCGTGAGAAGCTAGAAACGTTGAAGGAATCTTATTTCCCAACTAAAAAAGCTCAAAGAAACACAACAGAGAATCTAACAGAGGAAGCAGGTTCACCAGTTGAAACCGCAAATCATAGTCCATCTATGGAAGCCTATCTTAAGACTCTGACTAGAGTTTCTAAAAAATGATTTTTATATCATAAATTCAAACTAAACTTTTAAGAGGTAAAATTTCAAATGCAAGGCCCTATTAATACAGAGGCTTTACAAGAGAAGTGGGCACCACTACTAAATGCAGAGGGTCAGGATAAAATAGCTGATCCCCATCGTAGAATGGTTACTGCAGTTCTCTTGGAAAACCAAGAAAAAGCATTAAGAGAAGAGAGGGAGTTCTTAACAGAGCAACCTACAGTAAACACAGATCCATCAGGAACAGGTAATCCTGGTTTCAGTGGTTCTGCAGCATCACCAGTAGCAGGTTTCGACCCTGTTCTAATCTCATTGATTAGAAGGGCAATGCCTAACTTAGTGGCATACGATCTTGCTGGTGTACAACCAATGAATGGTCCAACAGGACTTATATTCGCAATGAGATCTCGTCTTGAAGGTCCATCTGGAGATGAGACATTCTACAACGAGGTAGATTCAGCATTCTCTGGACAAAACGAAGGCAGAACTAATACTGCTGGTTTCGTAGATGGTAGTGTTGGTTTGGGTACAACTGCACAAGCAGGTTCAAATCCAGGATTACTTGATCCATCTGCTACATCAACTAGTGCACAATCTGATATCTACACAGTAGGTCAGGGTATGTCCACATCTGAGTCAGAAAAACTCGATGGCACAGGTGCAGCAGCATTCCATCAGATGGCATTCTCAATCGAGAAGATCACTGTTACTGCGAGATCCAGAGCACTAAAAGCAGAGTATAGTTTAGAACTTGCTCAAGACCTCAAAGCAATCCACGGATTGAATGCAGAGGCTGAGTTAGCAAATATTCTATCAACTGAGATACTTGCTGAAATCAACAGAGAAGTCATCAGAACAATCTATAACGTAGCAGAACCAGGTGCTGCTGTTAACACAGCAACAAGTGGTACTTTCGACTTAGACGTTGACTCAAACGGAAGATGGTCTGTTGAGAAGTTCAAAGGTTTGATCTTCCAGATCGAAAGAGATGCGAACGCAATCGCACAAAGAACTCGTCGTGGAAAGGGCAACATGATCCTATGTTCCGCAGACGTTGCTTCAGCATTAACAATGGC